ACCAGCAATCGGTTGTTTATTTTTAGTGTCATAAACCATAGGACAAATATTTTCTAGATCATTAGACGCTATAACAACTCCGGCAGCATGTTTTGATTGATTAGATTTAGTGCCTTCTAATCTAATAGCCTGTTCAAATCTTTTGGCAAGCGGCCCCTGAAATTGTCCATTATTATCAATATGACACCATTCTTTTAGTTTGTCTGGCTGGTTCTCCAATGCCCAACGTATAATTGACGATTCACCTGTTTCGTCTTTCATTTCTTGAAGTTCGTCTGCTATTTTAGCTTCATCGGGTATATTTTTAGTAATATTATTCATTTCTTCAAAACCAATATTACCATATACTCTTAATACGTCTTTAATAGCACCTCTACCTTTAATTGTATTGAATGTAACCATCTGTGAAACCTGACTAGATCCATACTTCATTTTAATATAAGAAATAATATCTTCTCTCTTTTCAATGGGAACGTCAACATCAATATCCGGCATACTTACTCGATCACCAGTATTTCGTCCAGAGTTGTAGAATCTATCAAACAATAAACTATATCTTATCGGATCAATATTGGTTATACCAATTAAGTAGGATACTAGACACCCGGCAGCACTACCTCGACCCGGTCCTGGAAGCCATTTGTTGTCTCTAACATGATTGACAATATCTTGAACTATTAAAAAGTAACTACTAAGACCAGCTCCTTGTAAAATATCTAATTCATATTTGATTCTATCAACATAAATACTCTGCTGTTCTTTTGGTATATTATTTTGTATTTTATCTTTCCATCCTTTTCTGCATAGTTCTCTTAAGAATTCATCTGGAGCATCGCAACCAAATGGTGGCAATCTAGGTTTGCTTTCAATTTCATAATTTTCGCACATATCAGATACTAATAGAGTATTATCTCTTTCTTCTTCTGTGTGCAGAGCGGCAATTTCTTCTTGAGATAAAATATGATAATTATCAGAAGTAAAGAAACACCCCATTGGTATATCTTGATTTTGATTAATCTTTTTACTAATTTCTGGCATTGTGGTTTTTAGATTATTACACAATAGTATTCTTTGATCTGAAGCATCCTCTTTATTCGCATAATGAGCGTCTGGAGTACATATAATTTTGGTTTTTGTAAATTGACCTAATGCCCTTACAACTTCTGTTAATTTCTTTTGTATGGGTAAATTTTCTTGATCCATTAATTGGGCTTCCAAGAATAAATTTTCTGGACCAAATATATCTTTTAATTGATCTATCAATCTGGTTCCTATATTTTTCCAATCAGGAATAATTTGATCATTTTCCGTAATTTTATCGGCCAATAAAGAACCTAGATGGCCGCAAATACCTATTAGGTTGCCGTCACAGAATCTCTCCAGATTGTTTAAATCGATCCTAGGCTTGTGATAATAAAAGTCTGGTCTGTTGGACTCTGATACCAGATTGATTAAATTCTGCCACCCGGTTTTATTTTTGGCCAATACAATAAAATGGCTAAGTTCTTTATTTGACTTATCTTTTATAGAAGCATCTTCTGATATATACAACTCACATCCTAGAATTGGTTTTATACCAGCTTTCTTCATAACCTTGTGAAATTTAATAGCACCAGCTATATTACCGTGGTCTGTTAAAGCACAAGCGGTAGATCCTATTTCTAAACATCTATCAGCTATTTGTTGAGGTTTAGATAAACCGTCTAATAGACTATACATCGAGTGACAATGTAAAGGATTATAAAATTTCATTCTACTGCACCAGGAGCTTTGTATTTACCAAAAGAATGTCCATCCTTTTTATATTCTGATACAACGGCGTCCATACCCTTAATCTCTATATCGTGTTTTATTTGTTCGCATTTTGTCATTGGATAGTTTGGATTACAAACTTGATTATCTCTATATTCTATAATTGGTAATATCTTATTGTCGTTTTCAAAAGTTGTTTTACCAAAATGGCACAACTTATTACACATCCATGTTTTATGTAATCTAGGTTTTTTAGTTTTCTTGATCACCTCAAATTTAGACTGTAACATTTTTTCTGTTTTTGCAAGATCGCTTTTATCAAAAAGTATAGAGAATGGACCTCCATCATTAATAAAATATATAGTCACAATCACATAATCATATTCTGGATATAAATGACTAACAGCATAATGATAAATCATCAATTGAGGATCATTCTGTAATTTTTCTGGAGTTTTTTCCTGTCCTGTTGCCCAATCAAGTCTTTTTCCAGTTTTCCAATCCACGATTTCTAATGTATTATCGCTCACTTTGGTGATCAAGTCAATAGTTCCCTTAATAGCCAGATGTCCTTCTAGCTGACCTTCATCAGTAGAATATGAATATTTAGACCAAGGTTTTTTTATCTCTATATCAAAATGTTGCTCTGGACATACTATTTCTCTATTTCTCGGATCAAAAGCCCCACTATTAAATTCTATGGCTTTATAAACCCAGGTACGACAGTCTTTGAAGTCTTTGCTTTCCCAAACGTGATGGGAAAATTCACCAATATAGTAGTTATATACTTGTTCGATTAGAATATCTAAATCATATTTATTAATATTTATATTACCAACTATTTCATCTTCTATAAATAATATTTTATCTTGTTGTGCTTTTTTGATAACAGCGAGCAATTCTAAAACTTTATGACAGATTGTTCCTTTATCTGCTTTTTTATTAGATTGTCCACGCATACCCAAAACATATTCAATAAAATATTGTTGTTCGCACATACTATGAGTATTGTATGACGAACTCCGAAAATATGTAATTATAATGGTAATATTCCTTTATTGGTTAGGAAATTAATAACAGTATCTATTTGCTCTCGTATAGACATACGATGATTATCAATGACTAAATCAAAATGAGAATAATCATAATTATCAGGATCCAACGCAATCTCACTTTCGTGATCTGAATTGTATGGATTACGCATTAATTTTATAACTACGCCTCCAGCATCCTTAATTGAAGAAACTTCGTTTGGAAATCTACAATCTGCAATTATTGCTATGTTAGGATTTTCAGTTTTAATTTTTGATATGGTGGCATCTGCCCATACATTATTTTGCATTTTTCTAAAAATATTTGTGCCAACAAATTGCATAACTTCTCTGGCTGTTAATTGATTATTATCCCAAAAGCAATTTACTAGTTCATTTTTTTGGTCATCAGAACCGTAGCATTGATCATATGTTAATCCAAGTATATTCATGCAAATGTCTTTTTTGAGTGGATCAGCAAAATTATATATCTTGCCACTATTATAGGGGACTATTGATCCATTCGCATATTTTAAAAGAGCTTCAGAGCAAGTTGTTTTCCCTGATTGTTTGCGACCAGCAAATGCAATAATTTGTGTCATATTTTACTCTTAATTTCTGTGTCGATTTCTTCTATGGTCATTTCGGCAACATCTGGCTTATTGATACTTAGATTCACAATATTATAAGTATTTTTACATTTCGTATAAATTATCTCAGCCGCTTTTTTACCAGCTAAATCATTATCCATAATAGTTATTATAGTCATAGCACCAGATCCATCCAATATGATTTTTTGTCTATCGCTTAATGACGAGCCAAACATGGCTACGCTATTATGAATACCGGCTTGTTCTAATCTCCATACGTTACCAGGACTTTCTACAAGAATAACCTTTCCAGACTCTAGTATAGATTTTTTAGCAAACCAGAAATTGTATAAATGATTTTGGCTTTTGAATTCATAATTATGTTTCCATTTAGGGAATTTCCAACCTTCTGATTCTGATGGACAATTCTGATCATGGTAATATCCACATTTGTCACATTTGTCGAATATGCTTCTTCCTGTGCATCCTACTAAAAATTTGTAATCATTATCATAAATTGGTACAACAGCCCTATTGTACATTTCTTTATTAGATTTATTACATAACCCAACATCGTATTTTTCTAAAATATCGTTACTGAAACCTCTATTAATAAAATAATTGCAAGGATATTCTAGAGACTTTCTAACTTGTTGTCTGGTTATTAGTTGTTTAGGAGACTCTGCTTTAGTAACGATATTATTAACGATATTAGTAAAATTAGTTTTCTCTATCTCGTGTTTTGATATTTTGATCTTGTGTACTTCTTGCTTTAGAAAGGCTTCTACAAACTCTATAGTTTCTTCAAAAGATGCAGTATCGTCACCTTCTGTGACCCAGCCATAATTCTTATTCGACAGAACTCCCCTAATAAAGCCTATAATTGATCCTTTAAAAATTTTCTCGCATCCGTGCGTTCTGCATTTCCAGTTACCTCTATAAGATTCTCCTTCAGGATATAAATTAAAAGCAGATGGATTATCTCCATTGTGTATGGGACAACTACCCGATATCATTTTGCCGTTATGTTTTAAATGACTTATAGATAATACTTGTATAAGATCATCTATACTATCGCACAACTTGTCGCAAATTACTTTAAGCTGTTTTTGATTATACAAACGGGATGTTTTCTTCTGTGTTATCATTTTCTAGTACAAATGTATTTTTGTTATTCTTTTTGGTTCCTGTATTATTAGAAATTTCTAATTTGGTTCTTCCTTCTGTGATTTTTGCACACCATCCTTTCATATGACAATTAATATAATCGTTATCATCTAATCCTCCGCCGTGACGGCTAATTAATGGAACCAATTTGCGATTACCTTCTGACGGACCATCTTCGGCTATTTCTTCGTCGCTTTTGCGTTTAAATATACTGAAATTACTACATAGCCATATAATTCTATCTGATCCACTAGCCGTATCTGTACTTTCTTTGGTGATACCATCTCTATTTAATTGAATAAAAGCCACAATTGGCACTTGATATCTAACAGCAAAATTATGAAGACTTGTCATCATAAATCCTAATAATTGATATTCTTTGAGGTCTTGACTAATACCAGAACTATCCATTAATTTTAGATAATCATAAAATATAACACACTCTTTTGCTGTACCATCATCATTTAAACCAACCTCTTTAACTAACCATCTTCTCATGATGGCTAATTGATCTTCAAAGGGTTTTCCAGCTATGCTTTTATGGTATATTTTTAGAGATTTTAATTCGTTAACAGCTTTTGCTATTTTATTCTTTTTATCCGGAGAATCAGCAAACTTTCCGGTTTCTATACTATTGATTTCGGTTTCGCTCATCATAGCAAGAATTCTATGAATATGATCTTGTTTATTCATTTCTGTATCCATATTTAATATGGGAATACCAAGATCAGCAATATTTTTTCCTATATTATCGGACAAAAGCGTTTTTCCTGTTTTGGGTCTGGCCGCTATAACATTTACTGTTCCTCTTCTTAATCCTCCGCCAATAGCCTGATCGTACACAGGAAATCCTGTTGGTATACCAACTTGATCTACTTTATTTTTTTCTAGATTTTCGATGTACTCATCAAGATTAGAACCTATTTGCTCCGGAGCAGAGTCAGTATCGTTAAGGAGCGACGTAAAATTAAAAACCGTATCCTCGGCTAGTCCTATAATCGAAGATATAGATTCGCTACCATTAATTTCTAATATTTTATCTTGTGCTTTTTCTAGTTGCTCCCTAAGTAATCTTGCAATTTCTAGCTTACGAATTTTAGCCGCAAACTTAGGTACATTTTCTTTATTAACAGGAAAATCTAAAACCGCCCTAAGATGTTGGGCCTCTTCTTTTTTGGATAAAATATGAGACACACCAACTTCTTGAGCCACAGAATATATAGATGCGAGATCTATACTATTAGGACTATTCTTTTCACACAGATCTTTTAAGCACTTATAT